TGGTAGAAAGTTTACAAGGGCGAAGTCTTTTGGTATTTTACAACTTTCAACATGATAAAGAAAGAATTAAGAAAGCTTTAGAAAAAAGTAATTTGGTAGTTAGAGAATTGAAAACTACACAAGATGAAGATGATTGGAACGCAAGAAAAATAGATATTCTATTGACGCATCCAGCAAGTGCTGCTTATGGACTTAATTTGCAAGAAGGTGGAAATCACGTGTGTTGGTTCGGATTGACGTGGAATTTAGAACATTATCAACAGGCCAACAAGCGACTACACAGACAAGGACAAAAAGAAAAAGTAATAATTCATCACTTAGTCACACAAGATACGAGGGATGAAGATGTAATGCGTGCATTAGACAGTAAAGCGGATGTTCAAGAGGAAATATTACAAAGCTTAAAAGCTAGAATTAAAAAAGTTAAAGAAGGTAAGTAGAAATGTTAAAAAAGATATGGGACAAGATAGAAATAATACTAATCACTCTATCAATTCTGATTGCAATGTTCACTATAGGATTAATGGTAGGTGTGTATATTTCAAGTGATAATATCGAGAAATTGTCAACTGAAAACATAAGACAATACCAGACTATCCAGCAACAAAAGGAACGAATAAGAGAGTTGCAAACATTTAAGCAGTTGAAGGAGATTTATGGGTAATAAAAAAATGAACTTTTTAGATTTATTTGCTGGTATTGGCGGTTTCCGATTAGGAATGGAACGAGCCGGGCATAAATGTGTAGGATTTTGTGAAATAGATAAATTTGCAAGAGCTAGTTACAAAGCAATGCATAATACAGAAAATGAAATAGAATATCATGATATAAAAGAGGTAACTAATGAAGAATTTAGAAAACTTAGAGGAAAGGTCGATGTTATTTGCGGAGGATTCCCATGTCAAGCCTTTTCAATCGCTGGAAAACAATTGGGATTTGAGGACGCTAGAGGAACTTTATTCTATGAAATTGCTCGAGCAACCAAAGAAATCAAACCACGCTATTTATTGCTTGAAAACGTCAGAAACTTACTATCACACGACAAAGGGAAAACATTCACAAGAATACTTAAAATCTTGGATGAATTGGGGTATGATGTCGAATGGCAAGTGCTTAACAGCAAAAATTTCGGAGTCCCACAGAATAGGGAACGTGTGTTCATTATCGGACATCTTAGAGGAGGATATACCTACAAAGTTTTTCCTATCAGAGGAGAAGACAAAGAACCTGATTTTGAATCAAAAATAAACATTATTGGGAATACTAAAAACCCTAACGGAACTAGCAAAGGAACAAGAACTATTGTTCATGATAAAAACAGTATTGTCGGAGCGTTAACGGCTACTGATTACAAAGAGCCTAAACAAGTGGCTATTGATTATCCGAATTATATTAAAATTAAAGGGTATATAGCAGAGTCTAAATACAGAAGTACAAGTCAAATTTATGACGTGCAAGGAATATCACCAACCTTAAATACAATGCAAGGAGGAGGTAGAGAACCTAAAGTAGCAGTACCAGTACTTACTCCTGATAGAGTAGATAAAAGACAAAACGGTAGGAGATTTAAGGAAAATGGTGAACCTATGTTTACACTAACAACGCAAGATAGACATGGGGTGCTGATTAAAGAAGCGAATAAACAAGGATATAGTGTTGCTACCGTTGGTGATAGTGTTAATATTTCACGACCTAATTCAAAGACTAGAAGAGGACGTGTTGGTAAGAATATAGCTAACACATTGCTTACAGCGGATGAACAAGGAGTTGTATTATCAGATTATAAAATTAGAAAATTGACACCTAAAGAATGTTGGAGGTTGCAAGGTTTCCCGGATGAATTATTTGAAAAGGCACAAGCGGTTAATAGCAATAGTCAACTTTATAAACAAGCCGGGAATAGCGTGACTGTAAATGTAATTGAAGAAATAGCTAAAAGATTGAAATAGGAGGTGTAAGTAAATGAGATGGCATAAATTAATAACGAGAAAGATGACTGAAGATGAAGTGGAAATATATGGAGATAAATATGATTTTATGTGGGATGGAACGTTACCTGAACTTGATGAAGAAGTACTAGTCACTTTCCCTTTACCTTCAGGAGAATTTGTTGATACATATATCGATACATGGGAAGAAATTGGAGATGGCTTAGGTTTTGAAAATACTGATGAGGATGCTATTTACTGGATGGAAATACCGCAATACAACGGAGAATTAGACTAGTAGGAGGACTAAAAATGACTAACGAAGAATTAGAACAAAAAGTAAAACGATTAGAAGAACAACTAACAGAAGTAAGAATTGAGCTGTTAGAAAGGAAGGCTCCGTTTATACCTTATAAGCCGTATGAGGTGGAAGTGCCAACGGATATAGAAGATTATTACGTCCTAGACGGATATGGAAAAGTTTACTCTTTAAAAGGTTTTAGTATGAATTACATACGTTGTCAATATCAACGTGGATTAGCTTTCAAAACTAGAGAACAAGCTGAACAATTCAAAAAAGAGCAAATATTATTGTTTAAACTTCACAAGTGGGCAGAGGAACATAACGGAGGTTGGACACCTAACTGGAATGATTATAACGAAGAAAAATGGACTGTAATGTATCATAACGAGTGTGAAGAATTTGAAATTTATGAGAATTACCGTTATCGAGAATTTTTAAAACTACCTTATTTCGAATCAGAAGAAATAGCAGAACTATTTATCAAAGAGTTCGGAGATGAAATTAAAGAGGTGCTATGCTAATGAGATTGTACAAAATTACAATTAGTTTCAAAAATGGAGAAAAAACAATCTATGTTTTTGATGCTGACACAACAAAGAAATTACTTTGGTATTTCGATATGGCAAAGAGAAACGATGAAATAATGTATTTTGAATATGATTTAAGAGGTATAAAAATAAACCTTATGGATGTGAGCAACATTGAGTGTAAAGAAATATAGGAGGAAGTAAGATGTTAGAAAGATTAATGAGATTTATAAAACGTAAAAAAAGCCCCTCAAGGATATGGTATGAAGCTTATGCTCCTTTCTTTAAAAGTGTTGCTAAAGAATTTAAAGAACTAAAGAGAAGTAGCAGTTTTATTTTTCGTAAAGAAAATCAGACTAACGAACAAATGGAAGAGGAAGCAATAAAAGATATAAAAGAATGTGAATCACTTGGTTGGAAGTTGATAGATTTCCAAAGATATGTTTATGAAGATACAGAAACTATAGGATTAATCATATTAATTTTCGAAAGAATGGAGGAATAATACATGGATGAATTAATGCGAAAAATAACAGAAAAGCTTAATATAGCGATTGATAAAGCACCAGAAGTGTATGAAATGTTGAAATGGCAAAATGCTACCTACGAAACATGTAGTACTATGATAACTTATTTAACTATGCTTGGAGCTTTAGTTGGGATGTTTACATTCGTAGCACTTATGGTAACTGGTGGTAGTAACGATGGTACTTTAGTACAAGCTGTTTGTATAATAATACCGATAATTGTGATTGTTATATTAATAATCGGACTGTATATTTACAGAAACACACATGCTCCAGATGTGCTATTTTTAAAAACTATGCTTAATTAGAGGTAAACCACTATGTATGATCTAAAAGCTTATACTCCCACTCAAGGTGTAAAATCTGTGGTTAAATACAATTTTAAAACTAAAGAAATTGAGTTAGAAGTACGTCCATACGGAAATATTAAGACTAAAAATTTCACAATTTTACGTTGCAGTGAACTAAAAGATATGTGGGGGAACATGATATTTGAAAATAACATTGTTAAATACGATGAACAATTGATAGGTGAGGTAAAGTTCACTAAAGGAAAGTTTGTTGTTGAGTTTAAACAATTAACAGTTGATTTATGTGATGTCAATGATAAAACACTGATAATAGGAGATGTGTATGCAAAGAAAATTGAGTAACGAAGAGTATTTTAAACGAAAAAATTTTTTAAATAAAATAAATTCAATTAGAAGCCATATTAAAAGAAATATGGACGAGCTAAAAGAATTAGCTGAGATGAAAAAATCTATTAAAATTACTGATTACACAAAAGAAGATTTTAAAACAAGTGGTAGCAATACAAGTCAACAGGAAATAATAGTGTGTAAAATTATCGAATTGGAAAAAGAAATTTATGACAATACATCTGAATTAATGAATGTGAAAATTATTACTAGAGGTGTGTTGAATAAAATAAAAGATGATAAATGCAGACTTTACATGTTTTACAGATACTATGACTGCTTAGATGAAGAGACTATAAAATATAAAATGAATATCTCAACCAGAACGTGTCAAAGATTAAATTCTCAAGGTATTTTTTCAATAAAAATCTAATTGGCGGTAATTGGCGGAGAAACTCTATTGAATGGCGGGGGTAAACCATTTATAATGGTATTATAAGATTTTAGGTAAGGGAACTCCTAGATATAGTTACTTTGATTTTATACAAGCAGATGTGGATACCAAACTTTTAAATTTTCGTATGTTATTAATCTCTTACCTAAAATCACTATCATAAAAACTTCCGAGACAGTGTAAAAGCTGTCTTTTTTTATTTGTCAAGAAAGGATGGTGGAAAATTGGCAAAGTTAAATTTAAAACAACAAAAATTCGCTGATGAGTACATCATTAGTGGAAATGTTTATAAATCGGCAATAAGTGCAGGTTATTCTGAGAATTATGCAAAAAAACAATCTCATAAATTGTTGGAAAATGTAGGTATAAAAGCCTACATCGATGAACGGCTTTCTGAATTGAGTTCAAAAAAAATAGCTGATCAAGATGAAGTGTTACAATTTTTCACTTCAGTAATGCGTGGTGAGATACTAGAGCCTTATGCATTAGGAATAGGGAATGGAGCACAGCAAATTATAGAAGTTAAACCTAATGCAGCAACAAGGAAAAGTGCTGCGGTTGAGTTAGCGAAAAGATACGGACTAACCTCTGAGAAAATTGAAATGAACGTTACTACAAATAGTAAACTTGAAAGTATCCTAACTCAACTAGAGGAAAAAGACGATGAATAACATTGTGTTATCTCCAAAGTATAAGTATTTCTTGAAGCATAAAGCAGAAGCTGAAGCATTAGAAGGAACAACGGCAGCAGGGAAAACTACTGTAGGTGTTGTTAAATTTATGTTGAAAGTTGCACAAAGCAAACAAAAATTACATTTCATTAGTGCAAAGTCTGTAGGGGATGCTGAGAAGAATATAATTCAATCAGACTTAGGAATTACTGATATATTCGATGAATATATAATATATCGTGGTAACGGTGATGCTAACTATAAAATACCGCATATCAAATATGATACTCCTAGCGGTGAGAAAATTATATTTATTTTAGGTTATTCATCTAGAGATAAATGGGAAAAAGCGTTAGGTTCACAGTTTGGTTGTGGTTTTATCGATGAGATAAATACAGCTGATATTGATTTTGTACAAGAAGCAACTATGAGATGTGATTATTGGATGTGTACGATGAATCCAGACGACCCTACACTCCCTATCTATTCAAGGTATATAAACAGGTTTAGAGCATTACCTAAATATGAATATGATACACCGCAGGAAATAAGAGAAATGTTAATTGAACCAGAACAAGCTAATTGGACTTACTGGTTTTTTTCTTTTGATCATAATTATGGTTTATCGGAAGAAAAGAAAGAAAAGATTAAAAATACAGTTGCAGTTGGCACAAAGCTTTATAAGAACAAAATTCAAGGTTTAAGAGGACGTGCAGAAGGTTTAGTATTTAGTATGTTTGATAGAAAATTAAATGTTATACCCGAAGATATAGCAAGGACTAAAACATTTATTCGTTATTCTTGCGGTGTCGATACATCTTACTCAGATAAAACTGAAGATACAATATCATTTATTTTTCAAGGTATCACAACAGACGGAGAACTGATAGCACTTGAAGAGAAAACTTATAACAATAAAGACTTTAACAACAGTAAAATAGCACCTTCAGACGTTGCAGTAAAATTACATAATTTTTTAGATTATTGTAAAGATAAGTGGGGCTTTTGTCGTAAAGTCTATGTTGATAACGCTGACCAGGCAACAATGATGGAATTAAGAAAGTACAAGCAACAAAAAGGTTTGATATATGAATTTTATAATGCAGATAAGCGTGTAAGAATCATAGATAGGATAAATATTTCAAGTGGTTGGATGAAGAATTTAAAATACTTAGTATTAGACCACTGTGAAGAACATATCAGAGAGTTAAATATATATTCGTGGAAAGAAGATAAAGACGAACCAGAAGATAGAAACGACCATACTATTAACGCTAGTCAATATGGATATATACCTTACATTAATATTATTGGTCAACAAAATAAACAAGATAATCAATACAGCACACTTGTTGCTGGATTTGGGAAAGGATAATAAATGGCATACAATGAAACATTCGTTGATAGTACAGGTAAGAGTAAAACATTAACACTTAGATTTCATAGAGAATCTAGAATGCGTTACAGAATTAATAACGTTGAAGAATTATTTGAAAATGAATATAAAGTTTTAAGAGAATTCCTAGAACATCATAAAAGTACACAACGTCCTAGAATTCAAGAATTATACGATTATGCAGAAGGTAACAACCATACTATTAGCATTCAACAAAGACGTAGTGAGCAAGATATGGCAGACACTAGAATAATTCATAATTTTGGTAAAAGTATATCTGTGTTTAAGCAAGGATATTTAGTGGGTAAACCTATTCAAGTTGAATATGAAGACGGTGAAGAAAATAGTGCAACAGATGAAGTACTGAAGGAAATAGCTAAAGTTAATAACTTTCATGATTTAAACAGAATGCTTGTATTAGATTTATCAAAAGTAGGTAGAGCATACGATTTAGTTTATCGTTCTATGGAAGATGTAACAAAAGTTAAGAGACTAGATCCATTAAATACATTCGTGATTTATGATAATACCTTAGAAGATAAAATGTTAGCTGGTGTAAGGTATTACTCTGTAGGACTATCAGATAACAAGAAACATTTTATTGATGTGTATATTAAAGATGTTATTTATAAGTGTCAAATGATAGAAGGTGTAATTACTGAGTTAGCAATTGAACCTCATATGTTTAACGACGTACCTATCACAGAATATCTTAACACGGCTGAAGGTATGGGAGATTACGAAAGTGAGCTATCATTAATTGACTCATACGATGCAGTTCAATCTGACACAGCAAACTATATGACAGATACTTCTGATGCTATTCTTGCTATATTCGGACAAGTAGCTTTCCCAGATGATGTGTTAGGTGATAACAAAAAGCAAATTGAGTACATGCGTAAAATGAGACGTGCAAGGTTACTTCAATTAAAACCACCTGTAGATATTAATGGGACCGAAGGAAAAGTAGATGCTAAATACCTATACAAACAGTATGATGTGAACGGTGTTGAGTCTTATAAAAAACGTATTGTAAATGATATTCATAAATATACTAACACTCCAGATATGACAGACCAAAATTTCAATGGTGTTCAAAGCGGTGAAGCTATGAAGTATAAACTATTTGGACTGGAACAAGCAAGAGTAGATACTCAATCGTTGTTTGAGAAAAGTTTAAAACGTAGATATCAACTTATAGCTAATATTGGTGACTATGTGAAAGAACTAACTGATTTTGATATTTCAAAACTTAAAATCACATTCAATCCCAACTTACCTAAAGCACTTGAAGAGACTATCAACGCTTTTAAATCGTTAGGAGGAATGGTAACAAATGAAACAGCGATGAGACTTACTGGTATTGTTGAAGATCCGAAAAAAGAACAAGAATTACTTGATACTCCAGCAGTACCAGAAGAAAATACTTATGATGTTGATAAAGGGAAACTACTTTATAAAATCACAAGTATTCTTAAAAAATTCAAAGCTGGAGATTATAGCGAAGCATTAGCAAGAAAATTCTTAAAAGACTTAGGACTAAATGAAATGGATATAGAAAGCTACTTACACGATGGTGAAGAGGTGATAGTAGATGAAACAATCGTTTAATTACTGGAAAAAAAGAGAATTAGCAAACCAACTCAATCAGATTAAAGATGAAAAAGAAACAATGTCACAGATTGAAAAGAACTTTGTTATTACCTTAGCAGATGTAGAACATCAAATTAAAGTGTTCTATGAACGTTATGCGAAGACAGAAGGTATTTCTATAGAGGAAGCACAAAAGAGAGTCTCTGAACATGATGTAAAAGCCTTTCAGAAGAAAGCAAAAGAGTATGTTAAGAACAAAGATTTTAGCCCAGAAGCTAATGCAGAATTGAAGCTTTATAACGCCACTATGAGAATTAATAGGTTAGAGTTATTAAAAGCGGAAATAAACTTACACTTAACAAACTTAACTGAAGAGAATAACAAAGAAATAACTGATCACTTAGAAAAGTTAGGTAAAACTGAATATGCTAGACAGGCTGGAATACTTGATACTGAATTGAGATACAGTAAAGAAGGTATTAAAGCTATTGTGAATAGTGATTATAAATATGGTAACTTCAGTAAAACATTGTGGACTAACCAAAAAGCTTTAATGAATACTATTGAAGTTATGTTAAGACGTTCTATTATTCAAGGAGGAAACTCAACTGAATTAGTAGGAAGACTTAGAAAACAGTTTGACGTTGGAGTTTACGAAGCTAAAAGACTATTAGTAACTGAAGCGGCACGAGTTCAAGGAGATGTACAAATAGACAGCATGGAGCAAGCGGGATATGATGAATATGTGTATATCTCTGAACCAACAGCATGTGATATTTGCAAACCTCTTGATGGACAACATTTTAAGATTAAAGATAGAGAAGTAGGTGTAAATTACTATCCTATGCATCCGTTTTGTAAATGTTCAAGTGCAGCTTATTACGATAGCGAAAAACTAGATAAAGAGATAGCGGAATATCGTAAAGCAAGAGGGCTGGATAATAATTTACAAGAGGATGATAAAGGTGATATAATTAAAGAAAAAAGTGCATTTGATAAAATGTCAAATGGTTTACAATTCCAAAATAGACAACGTTTAAGTATTGCTAGAGATTTATTAGATAGATTAGGTTTAGAAAAAATACCGGTTGGCTATCATACAGGAAAAAGTGCAAGAGGTTATTGCAGTTTTGATGCTGATGGAGACAAATTGATTATTACAGGTTATAGTTTAGAAGAAAACGATGATAGAGGTAAAAATTATCAATTAAAAACTATATTACATGAAGCTTATCATGCTAAAGGACACGGACGTAAATTTGATTATTTTTCTAACGGTTCAATGAATGAACCATCGTTAGCAATAGAAGAAACATTCGCAGAAAGTTCTTCTCATTATGCTATAAGTAGATTAGGTATTAAGGAACAATTAAGCCCAGCTTATGCAGAATATCTACTTGATACTGTACCTAGATTGAAAAAATTAGAAAAATATAGTTCGATAAATAATATAATTGATTTAGGTGAGATAGCATGGAATGATAGGTTAAACGGTCAAAACTCACAATGGAATGAACTTGCAAATCAAATAGGTAAAATTGACCATAATTGGCAACAATACGGTTTACAGTATAAAGATTACATCATAGAACATAAAGAAAGACTAGTAGATAAGTTTTTAGAAAATGCACCTAATCAGAGAAAATATAAGGACTATATGATTAAAGATATCGACAATATATTTAGCAAACTTAATAAGAATGAACAATTAACACATCCAGAGAAATTTGTTTATGAGAATGTGTTAGTTAATGCTATGAATGAAGAGGGGATTAAATAATGTATTTACCAGATGAATTATTCAGAAATAAAGATAATGAAGAAGAAGTATTAAAAATAATATCTGACTTAGAATTAGATTTAAAAACAGATAAATCTTTGACTTTAAATGAAGCTATTTCAAGGCTAGAAGAATTAGGAGAAGATTTAATTATTAAAGAATTAAAATAAACACTTAACATTTTTTTGTTAGGTGTTTTTATTATGTCAAAATGGAATTAAAGCGATTACTTTCCATTTTCAATTAAATAACTATTTTCAAAATGGAAAAATACAGCCTTTTTTCCATTTTCGTCCTAGACATGACGTTAAAAGGTCTTTTTATTATGTCAAATTAAACTAGCGTGGCTTATTTCTAAAGATAAGTGGTGCACAACTGATCAATAAAAAAATAAGACTAGCGTGGATAAGGAGAAACAATGAACAAACAATTTTTATTAAAACTAAACTTACAACACTTTGCAGATGAAGGAACAACGGAAACAAACAATACTGAACCTGAGTTTAAAGCACCTGCTACTCAATCTGAATTAGATAGCTATGTAAATAAAGCAGTACAAACAGCTTTAAAAAATCAACAAGCAAAAAATGAAGCTAACTTTAATTCAAGATTAGAAGAAGAGATAAAAAAACGTGAAGACTATTCTAAATTAAGTGAAAGTCAAAAACGTGATAAAGACTTTGAAGACAAAAAAGCAGAATTTGAGAAACAAGTAGCTGAGTTCAAACACGCTCAACTAATTGTGGAAGTTCAGAAAGACTTAGTTAGTAAAGGTTTACCTACTGAATTAGCTGAGACATTCGCTTTACACGGTACAGCAGAAGATGCTTTAAAAGCGGTGAATGTATTCGAAAAAGCATTTAAAGATGCAGTTAATAATGCCGTTAAAGAATCTGCTAGACAAACGACACCTAATGTAGGTGCTACTGGAGCAGAAAAACCGTTGAACTTAGGAGCAAGATTGGCGCAAGGTGTAAGTCACAAAAAACCATTTTAGGAGGATAAGAGATGAAAACAACAACAATTTTTAATAAAACTGAAATTTTACACAACTTAGAGTTTGAAGCTATTTCAGTAACAGTAGATAAAGCAACTACAGGAACAGTAACGGAAAACGGACGTAAATTATTAAAAGCTGGAACATTACTAGCTGGAGATGGTAAGTCTATTTTCGAAGATAGAACAAAAAAAGTTAAGAAATTAACTAACGATGCAACAGCACAATACGTTGATGGAGTTGCATTACATGACGTTGATTTAACTGACGGTGACTCAGTAGTAGCATGTGTATTTAAAGGTACTTTACGTGAAGATAAATGTAACGGTGGTACTGTCGATGCAAACGTAAAATCAAAATTAAACTTAATCAAATTTGTAAAAGGTGTATAAGGAGGACTATAAAATATGGCATTAATTTACGATACAATTACAGCAGAAAATGTAAGTGGATATTGGAACGCTTCACAAGAAAACGTTGATACTACTTTAGGAGATAAATTATTCCCTGCTAGAAAACAATTAGGAATTAAATTAGCATTTGTAAAAGGTGGAAGTGGTAAAGCAGTAGCTTTAAAACCTGCTGCGTTCGATACTAAAGTTCCATTACGTGAAAGAATGAATTTAAGTGTAACTGATGAACAAATGCCTTTCTTCAAAGAAGCTATTGTAGTTAAAGAAGAAGAAAGACAACAATTAAATATGATTGAAGCTACTGGTAATCAAGCACTTATTGATAGTGTTATTGGTGGTATTTTTGATGACCAAGCACACTTAGTTAACGGTGCATTAGCACGATTAGAAGCTATGAGAATGCAAGTGTTAGCAACTGGTAAAATCTCATTTAACAATAACGGAGTAGCTCAAGAGTTTGATTATGGTGTCAAAGACACAATGAAATCAACTGTTGAGAAAGCGTGGACTGATGCAGCAGCAACTCCGCTAGCAGATATTGAAAAAGCTATTGAAGCTATGGAAAATCAAGGTAAGAAAGCAGAAATTCTTATTATGACTCAAAAAACATTCGGTTTAATCAGAAAAGCAGCTTCAACTGTTACTATTATTAAACCTTTAGCTCCTAAAGGGGTGACGATTAATAATAAAGAATTAACTGATTATTTATTAGAAGCTTATGATGTAAAAGTTGAGATTAAAAACGATACATTTACTGATGATGATGGAGTGATAAAAAAATTCTATCCAGAAGGTTATGTATCATTTATTCCTAATGCTACTTTAGGAAATACAGTATTCGGTACTACTCCAGAAGAATCTGATTTATTAGGTGGAAACATTGCAGGAGTTGAGGTATCAATCGTAAATACTGGTATTGCTATCACAACTCAAAAACTAGTTGATCCTGTTAATGTTCAAACTAAAGCATCTATGATTGCTTTACCATCATTTGAAAGATTAGATGATGTGTATATGTTAGATATCGAACCATAGGAGATAGTTTATGGATAGAGACTTAGTATTAGATAACGTTAAAGAAGATTTAGATATTCGTGATACTTTGCAAGATACTATCCTATGTAGACTTATTGATAAGGTTATTGACCATTTCAAATTCACTTATAAGCAAGATGAAATTGAAGATAAATACAGGTTCATTATTGAAGACTGTGTTATTAAAAGATTTAACAGACGTGGTGCTGAGGGTGCTACGTCTGAATCTGTTGAAGGTCACTCTGTTAATTATGAGACTTTCTTAAATGAGTTCGCACCTTGGGATGAAATGTTAAGAGAGGACTTCAAAAAAGAAAAATCAAAGAAAGGTCAATTATTAATATTTTAATGAGATATTCAGATAGAGCAATTTTAAAGCAAGTAGATAAAAACGAGTATGATTATGAAACAGGAGAACATGTCTATAAAGAACTCTATTCAGATATCGTTGCATGCTTCACAATGGATTTAGGACTTGGTAAGTCAGTTCAGATTTTCGGGGATTATAACAAACAAAGAAAAGTTATATTCTTAAAAAATGCTTATGGTAAACCGTTTAATGTTGTTGAGTATCGTGGAAAGCGATATATTCCAACAGCGGATAAACAACTTAGTAAAGCTTTTTATCTTGAAAGGGATGATAGTGATGGGACTGAAGATATATGGCATAAAAAAATTAAAGATTGATTTAAAAGACAATGCACAGATGAGACAAGTAAAAGAAATTGTGAAGAAACACGGAGCAAGTTTACAACAAGAAATGGTTAAAAAGGCAGTATTTAAAGCTGGATATTCTGTTGGTGAAACTAGAAGAAGTATCAACTTACTAAATGAAAAAGGCGGTTTACTGGCAAGAGTTAAACCAACCACTAAATACTCTCCGTACGTTGAATATGGTACACGTTTCATGGATAAACAACCATTCGTTAAACCTGCTTTCCAAAAGGTTAAGAAAGAGTTCGTTAATGACTTGAAAAAATTAACATGATTAAAACTAGAGAACAAAGTATTTTTGATGAAGTATTCAAGATATGTAAGAATTTAGGATATAAAGTCTACGATTATAAACCTATGAATGAAGTACCTTATCCGTTTGTAGAAATGGAAGATACATCTGTTAGTTATGCTATTAATAAAACAGATGTAAAAGGAAATGTTAGTCTTACACTATCTGTGTGGGGCTTACAGACAAAACGAAAAGAAGTATCTAGTATGGCAAATGCTATATTAGAAAAATGTTTGAGAATAGAGCATACAGAGGGGTATTCGTGGAGTTTAAATATTAATTCAAGCAATATTAGAATACTTGACGATAGAACAACAGTAACACCTCTTAAAAGAGCGGTTATTGAATTAGAATTTAATTTAAGATAAGGAGATAATAAATGTCAGAAGTAAAAAAAACTTATGAAGCTAAAAAGGGTATAGATATTATTCTTTTATATAGATTTTTAAAAAATGCTAAAACAGAAGCAGCTTTTAAATTAGCTTTTCAAACTGAACACAGTAATGAGATCAGTAGAGATTCTGATGCACAAAAAACTAAAGATGGAAATATCCAAAATTTAGGTGCAGTTGAGTATGATTTTTCGGCGAAGTCAATTGTAGCTAAAGGTGATAAGCATATCGAGGAATTAAGAGAAGCTTTAATCAATGGTGATATTATTGAAATCTGGGAAATTGATAAAGCTGAGAAAGATACATCTGGAAAATATAAAGCTACTTATTATCGAGGATATGTAACTAAATTTGGTACTAATCCTAATTCAGAAGATAGCGTAGAGTTAGAGCTTGAATTCTCAATTAATGGAGTTGGGAAAACAGGTTATGCAACATTAACTGATGAACAAGCACAAGTGGTTCAATATGTGTTTAAAGACACTACTATTGACACAACAGAAGAATAATTAAACAAAGCTAACTGGTAGGAATACTGGTTAGCTATTTTTTTGGAGGAAAACAATATGCAATTAAGATTAAACGAAAATAAAACAGTAGAAGTAAAATTTGGAGTTGGTTTTGTACGTGAGTTAGATAAAAACCATCCACTAGAAGCTAAAGGAATTAAGCTTGGTATGTCTCTAAGTATGAAGATACCAGAAATTCTAGGAGGAGATGTGGCAAGTTTATCTGATGTTTTATATGCAGGAACATTTCTAGAAAAAGAAAGACCAACACAAACTGAAATTGATAACTTTATCGATGAACATGAAGATATCGAAGCTTTATTTGATGAGGTAATCAAAGCACTAGAAGAAAGTAATGCGGGAAAGAGAATTCTGAAACAGAACAGAGCGACTCTGAAAACAGAAGCATAGACTATAAAAACTCCAAAGAAGCATACGAAGAAATAATAGTAAATTGTGTAAGGTATCTAGGTATAACAAGTATGTATGAAATAAATATACTTACTCTTAATCAGTATAACTTACTTATGAAAGGTGCTCAATTAAGGTTGTTAGATGAAGAACATTTAATTTACAAGCAAGCATGGTTGAATCGTGTAGTTAAACGAACAGAGACGAAAGGTAAGCAAGAAGTATATGTGTACGGAAGTTTTAAAGAATTTTTCGACTATGAAAAAGAATATAGAGAAATAACTGGTGAAATAGTACCTACTATCAAAGATGAAGAATTAAGCAATTTACTATTAAAAGCAAATATGTAGAAAGGAGATAAAATATGGCAGAACAATATTCAGTAGAAGCGATATTATCTGCGGTTGATAAAGGTTTTAGTCATACATTAGATGCTATTAATCAAAAACTTGATGCGTTTGATGCTAAAGCAAGCAAGAGTGAACAAAGTGGACAAAAAATCGGTGGTACTTTTAAAGCTATGGCACTAGCAAATTTAGCAGCAAGTGCAATAACTAAAGTAACTGGTGATATAGGATCGTTAGTTAGTGAATCTTTTAAAGCATCTGATGCGATGGATAAATTCAGAAGTACAATGCAGTTTGCTGGATTAGATAACAGTGCTATAGAAAAGAGTGCTCAAAGTGTTAAGAAATATGCAGACGACACTGTGTATGATTTAAACACAATTGCAAATACAACCGCACAATTAGCAGCAAATGGAATTAAAGATTATGATGCATTAACACAAGCGGCAGGAAATTTAAATGCAGTTGCTGGAGGTAATGCAGATACATTTAAATCAGTAGCTATGGTAATGACTCAGACCGCTTCTGCTGGTAAATTAACTGGTGAAAACTGGAGACAGTTATCTGACGCAATTCCTGGGGCTAGTGGAAAAATTCAAGAAGCTTTACAGAAAAACGGAGCTTATACTGGAGACTTTAGAAAAGCACTAGAACAAGGGAAAATTAGTGCTGATGAATTTAATAAAGCTATTATGGATTTAGGTATGACAGACGTTGCAAGAGAAGCGGCAACCTCTACTAAAACTATTGAAGGTGCAGTAGGGAATATGCAAGCAGGTATTGTCACGAAGATTAATGAAATAATAGATGCCATTGGTAAGGATAAGATCACTGGAATTATAAATAGTATAGGTGAGTTAGTAACCGGTGGATTAGATGTGTTAAAAACAGTAGTACCGCCATTAGTTAGTGGATTTAGTTCACTGTTTAAAATATTAACAGAGAACAAAGCGATTATTGTCGGTTTAGTATCTGCTTTCGCTACGATTAAAACTATAACTACTGTTACAGCAACAGTAACAAGTGCTATAAGTAAGTTTAAAGAATTCCAAAATTCTATAAAAGCAGCAGAGGGAGCTTTCAAAATGCTATCGGTTGCTTTAGGTATGAATCCATTTATTCTAATAATTGGAGCTATTGTCGGTTTAATAGCTTACTTTGTTTATCTTTACAATACAAATGAAGAGTTTAGAAATAAAGTACAATCTGTTTGGGAAGCGATAAAAGGATTTTTTATCGGAGCTTGGGAAGCAATCAAAACAGCGTGGAGTGCTTGCGGTGAATTCTTCAGTGGACTTTGGGAAGGACTAAAAACTGGAGTACAAACTGTGGTTCAGTGGATAACAGATACCTGGAATAGTGCAGTAGCTACTTTACAAGGAATATGGAACATTATTTCTTTTGCAGCAACGTTTGCATGGAATTATATTGTCGGTGCTATTTCTTCAGTAGTACAACCGTTTATAGATAGCTTCATAAATTCATGGAATATCTTAAAAGAAGGTCTTTCAGCCGTTTGGGAAGGTGTGAAAATGGTAATTCAAGGTGCCTGGGAATTCATAAAAGCTATTGTGATGGGAGCGGTGCTAATCGTTATTGATTTAGTGACAGGTAATTTTACTAAACTGAAAGAAGACTTACAGATGATTTGGGAAGCTATTAAGGCAGCTATTCAAATGGTTTGGGAAGGTATAAAAACTGTTGTTATGGCAATAGTGACTACTTTTATAGCTTTATTAAAACAAGCTTGGGAAGAATTAAAAAATAGTTTAGTTGCAACATGGAATTTCTTATCGACAACAGCTTCAACAATATGGAACGCACTTAAAACAGCAGTGACAACAATTGTGACTGGACTAGTTAATGGAATTAAAGCGTTGTGGGAGGGGTTCAAATCTTTCTTTACAACTTTAATAAATACTGTTCAAAGTATAGCGGTAAACACTTGGAATTCTATTAAATCAAGTGTGACTAGTATCATTCAAGGACTTGTTAATGCTGCTCAAAATGCTTGGAATACTTTTAAAAATGGTGTTCAAAGTTTAGTAAGTAGTGTTACTAATATCTTTAACACTCTTAGAAATATTAGTTTAGCAGACATAGGACGTGCTATCATGAATGGATTTTTAAATGGATTAAAATCTGCTTGGGAAAGTGTAAAAGGTTTCGTTAGTGGAATAGCTGGATGGATTAGAGATCATAAAGGACCGATTGAAGTCGATAGACGTTTATTAATTCCTGCTGGTAATGCGATTATGGGCGGACTTAATAGAGGTTTAGATAGTGGCTTTGATAAAACTATGGCAAAAGTACAAAGTATCACAGGTGCTATTGAGTCAAGATTTAATATTAATCAAAGTAAAGCTTTAAACGTTGAAAATACTATTAGTTCACAACCTATGGTAATTACATTCAAATTAGGTAATAAGGACTTTAGAGCCTTTGTGAGTGATATTAATCAAGTAAACGGTGAAGCAATACAATTAGAAGAAGTTTATTCAATTTAGGAGGAGTGTAAATGTACAATTTTATTAATACTAATGAAATAGGAGAGCAATTACACTCTTCTATTCAAACTATATTTAATGATGTGAATATCGATATAAATTTAGAAGGTTTTCGAACGTTAGCGGTAAGTGGTCGAGGTTTGTTAAGTAAGAATATAAACTCAACTGATATTCCAGGGACGGACGGAAAATATTTTTTATATGGAAATTTAGAAGTCAGAGCTATTGTGGTTAAATTTCAGTTAAAAGCAACAACTAACGAAGAATTTAGACAGAAATTTAATAGACTAAATATGTTGTTACAAACTGATGAACCAAAGATATTAAAATTCACAGATGAACCAGATTATTCTTATAAAGCTATCTTGCAAAAAGGTAACGACATAGAAGAAATATCAAACAGCGTTGTATCAACGTTTACTTTTTTATGTTTAGATCCTTACAAATATAAAGAAGTTGATAAAGACACAGGAGTTAGTAGCGTTACTATAACTAAACTACCTAACAACAGAAATGAATTCACACCAGAATTAATTAAAGTAATTGTAAATAACGTTGGAGATAAGGTAATAATTAAAAATCAAACCACTACTAAAAAGATAATAATTAATCATACTTCTTTTGCTGTTGGTGATGTGCTTGAGATTGATTTGAACAAAGATTATCCGTTAAAACTTAACAGCATCGTAAGAAGTGATTTAATTGATTTTGTGGAAAGTGACTTTGATTTTACAGTTAAACAAGGTGATGTTATTACTTGCAGTAACAGTCGAGTGTTAGAAGTTCATACGAAAGAGAGGATGTATTAATGAAGCTATTTCTATTCAATAATGATGAAAAGCTAATAGGTACTGTAAGCCCGTTAGAAGGTATTCAGAACGAAGAAATAAATAAAATTCAAACGATAGAATGTACAACTGTGTATTCTGAATTGATTGAGAAAGCCTCTTATATTGGACATAAAGATTATTCTGACAATAGAATATTTCATTTGTATAAAATAGACCACGTAACAAAAACTAGCACTACTGACGTGAGAATAGTTGGTGTACATACTTTCTTTGATGATATGGAAAGTGATGGATATATTAAAGATTTCAGACCAACTAATAGAGAAGTTGTCGGAGTTTTAACAACTATTTTAGATGGATCACGTTGGCAATTAGGAAGTGTTAATGTTCAACGTAATTATACAGGAAATTTTTATTATGTGACACGAAAAGAAGCAATAAGCAAGCTAATTGAAGCGACACAGATTGAGATTAAACCACGATTAGAATTTAGTCGAGGGAAAATCACAGGTAGATATTTAGATGTGTTCACTAGACTAGGAGCAAGGAACGGAAAAGTATTTGTTCACGGTAGAGACTTATTAACAGTTAGTGAGAAGAAGTCACAAGGTGCTATTTATACAGCCGTTGTGGGTCGTGGTAAAGGTGAAGAGACTGACACAGGTGGTTATGGTCGTAGGATAACATTTAAGGACGTTGTGTGGAGCAAAAGTCGTGGTAATGCAGTTGATAAACCGGCTGGTCAAGAATACGTTGAAATACCTGCCATGACAGAGTTATATGGTTTTGAAAAAGGTACTAAACCACGTATTAAAATCGTTGAATTTCAAGATGAAACTGATAAAGAAAAACTATTAAGACTTTCTTATGAGTGGCTTGAAAAGAATAGTAGAATACAAGTAGAGTACAGTGCAAAAGTTTTAAACGTTGGTAATCTTGAATTAGGAGATACTGTTGGGATATTTAATCCTAAACTAGGAATTAAGTATGAAACAAGAGTATTTAAGGTTAAAAGAAATTTAGTTGACAATAAACTAACTGAATTTGGAATAGGTGATAAGGTTACAACATCTCCGTTCAGTAGAACTATTGAATTAGCTAAAGAGATGAAGAACTTTCAAGACGACACAGTTTATTGGCTTGATAAGATACGTGAAAGACTATCTGATAAGTTAATAAATGAAGATGGTTATAACTATGATTTAAAAGCTGATAATGAATATAAAGTACCTGCTGGTTATTATTCATTTGATAAACCTATTGATCAAAATCCTACTAAAGTAGTGTATATGGGAGCTGGTAAAATTGCTATAGCTAACAGCAAGAAACCTACAGGAGAATGGAACTGGAAAACATTTCTTGATGGTACTGGTGCAACGTTAGATTTAATTAATACAGGTGTGTTAAAAGCCGGTCGTATTCAATCTGCTGATGGTAGCAGTTATTGGGATTTAGATACAGGAGAATTTCATTTACAACAAAGTGCCATAACTGAAGCGGTTAATAATGCAGTAAACGGCAAAGTCAATGAAATAGTAGGAGAAGTCAAAAAAAATCTACCTACTAAAGAAGAGCTTAAAGGGAAAAGCTCTTACCTTCACAAAAAATACAGCGATTTTGAAGACGGTCGAAACATGGACAACAACTCTAATCGTAAGTATATAGGGATATACACAGGTGACAAACAACAAGCTCCAACAAGTTCTAGTGAGTATTCGTGGACTAAGATTAAAGGTGAAGATGGAGCTAGAGGTCGTGATGGAAATAACGGTCGTGATGGAACGAATGGACACAGTTTAACGGCTTCATTGTGGTTAACTGGTGGATATGTCAATAATGTAATAAACGATGTTAAACTTAACTTAAAAGTATTTTACGACGGTCGAGAAATACGAGATTTTAGTAGTGTAATAACTTACAAAGGCGGTAATTTTAGCAGTTGGCAAATAAAAGAAAATCCAACAGTAACAAATTACAACGTGATTGATTATACATTTTGGAGTAACGGTGAGAAAGATGGTAGTACATTGTTTGCACTAGCAACAGTCACTTATAACGGCTTGCAAGCGGTGGCGGATACAAGATTAGACAATGTGCCAGATGTAAGGTTGTTAAGTGAAACGATTAAGAAGTATAAGACTTTTGAAAGCACGTTAGATGGCTTTACTTCAGTTGTAGGTGAGATTGATACTAAAGTCTTATCTAGTGCATATTTTAAGAATAATTTAAATTCAGAAGATGTTGAAAAGACTGGGAATGATTTATATTTTAACGCTAAAGAAAATTTAGTAGCTAATGAATATTACACAATTTTGGCTGATTTAGATAACGTACCAGCTAATCAACAAACTTATATGTACGGTGCTAGTGATGGTGGAGATAAGAAAATAATTCAGAATGGATTAAACTATTGGGTTGTTAAGTATCCTGATGATCGGGGTAATGTTAATCTATATCCTTTAGGGGCTAATACTAAAGTTAAGAATGTGAAGATATATAAGGGCGATTTTAGAGTTAAGAAAGATGTTGAACGAGAAAATTTATATAGTAGCTCGGTTACTGATAGCACAGGTAAATTTATTCAATTGCATTTAAATAAAAATAAAATCAATGGCAATGTTTATACTGTTAAATTTGATGCTTCTGGTTTTTCTAACGGTGACAGATGGGATATATACAATCGCATTGGATATGATGGAAACAATTTAACTCAAGTTTTTAAAACTAAAAATAATGAATTTACATTCACTATTAACGATGATACAAATCCTATCAGAATGTATATAAGAATGATAGAGGTCGGAAATACTAAAATTTCTAACGTTGAAATTTACGATGTAAGTACTGAATATGTTAAAAACAGTCAAGTAAGTAAGTTAGAGAGTTCAATTAAGCAAACTAAAGATGAGATTGATTTAAAAGTTAGTAAAGACAACGTAATAGCTTCTATTAATGCTAGTGTGGAAAAAGACGGACAAGGTGTCAATCGTGGATTAGTTAAAATTAATGCTGATAAAGTTGATATAAGTGGAGTGTTGAGTGCTTATACAGGAGAGATAGGTGGATTTAGAATAGGACAAAATCCTAATGATGGTGGTTTTTGGTTAACTGGTACAATTAATTTTGATTGCGGGATAAATCCTGGACACAACGTTGGTAGTCGAGGAGCTCAAGTTTGGGCAGCTTGGGGTAATGAATGGACAAAAGCCGGACCTAATGCTTGGTGGGTAAATGCACAAGGTGTTATGACGTGCAAGAATACACCAGTTTTTGCAAAAGGAATGGCTGTTTACGGTGGAGTAGTTCACTATGCCAACGGAACTTACACTTATTCTCCAAATATTAAAAAAATATATATGGAAGAAGAAAACGGTAAAACTTGGATAAGATACTATGTAGGATCAGTTGGCCCGAAAGATGATGAACTAGCACAATATTGGAATTATGTAACAATGAGTGGTTCGGATAAACGTTACAAATCAAACATCAAACCGACAGAAGTTAACGGATTGGAAATAATCAACAACCTTAAATGCTACGATTATGATATTAAATTACCGACCGACAAAGAAAGTAAACATATCAACTGTGGAATAATGGCTCAAGATGTTGAAATTCACATGAATGAAGCACATTTAGTTTATCCAAACGGTATTCAATCTTACACACCTTTTGAAATGCAACCTTATCTTATCAAAGCTATTCAAGAATTATCTACTGAAAATCAACAACTTAAATCACAACTTAAAGAAATGAATGACAGACTACAAAAACTGGAGGATAAAATCAATGGCGACTTATAAAAAAAACTATGCACGTGCCACTTACGACAGCAACGGTGCAGTACTGACAACTATTGTCAGTATATTTAGTACTAACGGTGGGACAATCATTGAAACTACTTTAAAAGGTGACCATTTAACGAAATCAGAAGATGAAATAGTACAACTGGCGCTAGAACAATTCTATCAAGATACTTACCCTAACAAGGCAGAAAATGAGAAATTTGCTAAGATGGATAAAATCTTAAAAGACTCAACAGCAACACTTGACACAACACGTAAAATGTTAGCTCAAAGCGTTGTTAAAGAGTTTGAGTATGATTCTAATTTTGAAGATATAGACGCTAAATTACAATTTTTAGCGAACCATTTAAAAATCACTTATCCAGCTAAGGAGGAAGAAGATGAAAAAGAAAGTAGTGGCGGTTCTCGAGAAGCTACAACTGTCTAGCTTGATATTTTTAGAAATTATGAAAGGAGGTAATAGCATGATTATTAAATATTTAGCATTAACAATTCTTGATGGACTAATGACATTAGATGAGATCAAGAACAAAAAACTTCGCAAACTAGTGAAAGCTGAACTTGACAAAATGGGATTAGCTGAAGTAGTAGCCGAAGACAAACAATAATTTTAAGGAGGGCTTAAAACCCTCTTTTATTTTGCAAGGAAGGAGTTAATTTAATGGAAATTACATTAGCAGAATTAGCCGAACGCTACTACCATTTAGTAAAAGATGTGTACATCCATGCTTTTACACTGGTTGTTGTATTGGATATTCTAACAGGTGTAGCAAAGGCTTTTGTGACAAAAAAACTAAACTCAACAATCAATAGACGTGGATTGATTGAACACATTGTAGTTTGTGTGATGTGTATTACAGTTTATCCATATCTACTATATCTAGGATTTAACGAGATAGCAACAGCTTTCTTGTTATTTTTTATATTAAGTTACTGTTTATCTTTAATCGAAAATCTAAGTGCTTTAGGAGTACCGTTTCCAACTGGAATTAAGAAGCGATTAGAAAAATTAAGAGATGAACTGGACGGAAAGGAATAACGAATGAAAAAATTAATTAAATTAGAATTTGATAATACGACAAGAGAAAGAAAGACAGAGAATAGTTATTCTGAACTTTATTCTTACGACAAAAACAACGGATCATTTGAATTTGAGATATTAAACGATACACTAACAACAGAACAAGTTACAGCTTTATTCAAATTTACTCAAAGCGAAAAAATTTGGAAGACTACTGGGACTGTTGAAGGAAATAAAGTAAAAGTAACGTTTGATACTAGTTTAATAACTCAAAATGAAACTGTTGTTTGTTACTTATACCTTGACGAAGAACAAAGGACTTCTGACACATATAGATTTAAATTTAAAGTAAAAGTATCTGAAATTGATAGAATCCATACTTACGACGTTAAAGAAAGGCTATTTAATAAAGGTGTAATTGTTGATAAATCTGATGTTGTGACTAAGATTGAATTAGAGGAAATGTTGAAGTCTATCAAAGGAATTTCAACAGACGGCTTACTAACAGAAGTTAAGGCAGAAGAAACTTATGCTAAAAAATCAGAAGCAGTAGACAACACTAACTTTGAATTGGTTAAAAATAGAGTACTAGCTTTAGAATTAAAAACTGACAAAGACACAGTATATGACGATAGCGAATTAAAAGGTCGTATTAGCGTTTTGGAAGCTAGAGAAGATAAAGATACTAAATATGACGATACGAGCGTTAGGGAGCGTCTGACAGCGTTAGAAAGTAAACCTAATGTTGATGTAAGTAATCTAGCTACTAAGGAAGAATTAAACGAGATCAAGAACAGTCAACCAACAGTCGATACTTCAAATTTAGTTACTAGAGATGAATTAGAAAATAAAGGATACTTAACAACACATCAAGATTTATCAGAATATGCTAAGAAATCAGAGATACCTGCACCATATAACGATACTGAATTAGTACAAAAAATTGGACAATTAGAAGCTAGAGTTGATAAAGATACAGTATATGACGATACACCTTTAAAAGAACGTGTAACGGCTCTTGAAAGCAAAGCCATTGAAGGTGGAGCTTACGACGACAAGCCTATTAGAGATAGATTAGACGTATTAGAAGCTAAAGAAGATAAAGATACTAAATATGACGACACAGAAGTAAAACGTAGACTTACTGAACTTGAAAGCAAGCCTGCGGTTGATACTTCTGTTTTTGTTACTGAAGAAAAATTAGCTAGTAAGAAATATGTGACTGAAGAAGAATTGAATAACAAAGCTTATCTAACGTCACATCAAGATTTAACACCGTACGCTTTAAAATCAGAGATACCTCAACCGTACAATGACAGCCGACTTACAGAACGTGTTACAGCGTTGGAGAATAGACCAACAACTGGTGGTAGTGTTGATACTTCAAATCTTGCCACTAAAGAAGAGTTAGCTAATACTGTTACTAAAGATGAATTAGAAAATAAACATTATGTAACAAAAGATGAATTAGAGAACAAAGGATATCTGACTACACATCAAAGATTAGATAATGTGGTTACTAAAGAAGAACTTGCTACTAAAGGTTATATCACAGATATTAGTAATCTAGTTACTAAAGATGAATTAGCAAGTAAGAATTATTTAACAACACCTTACAATGACACACCTTTAAAAGAACGTGTAGAAGTGCTTGAAAATAAGGTTGATAAAGACACGATCTATAACGATACAGAACTAAGAAATAGAGTTGAAGTATTAGAGAATAAACCTAATGTGGATTTATCAAACTATGTGACTAGTGAACAACTAGAGAATAAGCACTATTTAACACAACATCAAGAACTTTCACACCTTGCTACTACTAGCGATTTAGAAGCGTTAAGAAATATAAGTGTGAATAAATCTGAATTAAGTAAAAAACTTGATACTACTGAATTTAATTCATTCAAAGATAGTGTGGTTACTAAGTCAGAATTAGCTGAGAAAGGCTATATTTCAGATTTATCAAATTATGTGACTAAACAAGAGTTACACGAAGCGACAGAGATTGATTATTCAAATATCGTGACTACTGATGAATTAGAGCCTTACGCTAAAAAATCAGAACTTCCTACACCGTATAACGATACAGCTTTAGTTAGTCGTGTTAGTGCATTAGAGAGTAAGCAAGATAAAGATATTGTCTACAACGATACTGAAGTTAAGCAAAGATTAACAGCATTAGAAAGTAGACCAACAACTGGTGGTAGTGTTGATACTTCAAACTTTGTAACTAAAGATGAACTTAACACGCTGAAACCGAATCAAACACTATCACTTAACAACAGTACCTTAAGTATTAGTGGAGGGAATAGCGTTACACTACCAACTAATCAATGGGAAATACACGGAACTGGAATGCCTAACGGAGTTGTAGAAGCTGAAATCGGTACAACTTATGTAGATAAGAACAAAACTAACGGTGCTTTAAAATGGATTAAGACTACTGACGGTGGGAATCAAGGTTGGGAAGTGCTAATAG